GGCTTCAAGATAATTGTTGGCAAATATTTACAAATGAAATTTGGGAGACAGAAAAAGAAGCATTAGACTATGCTAAAAGAAATAAGTTTAATAAGAAGATTCAATGGAAAGTCGTTTTATATAATAAAAAATACTTTATTTAATTTGTGATTGTTGCCACTCTTTATATTGTTTAAGATACTCATCAAAGCAACTATGTTCATTAGCTCTATGTCTTTCACAGAAATGTTTTTTTTCTGCATTAACAATCCAACCACCTTCATCAGACATCATAGGTTTATCGCACATTAAACAAGTGCCACATTGAATAGATAAATTTCTTTTTGATTTAACCCAAGTTTTTTTTCTTACCATTTATATCCAGTTAATGATTTTGAATGTTAAATAAAGAACTATAAAAACAAACATAGCCATCATGTGTATATTAAAGGGGTGATTCTTCACATCTCTAGCTGTTCTTTTAATTCCTTAAATTCTTGGTGTATTGTTTTTTCTGATGACCAAAATCTATTTCCCATATATTTTAATCTACGATGATGAATAACAGTTGAGTGATCTATTTTTAATAATCTTCCTAACTCTGATAAAGAGATACCATACACTTCTAAAAAAAGATTAATCATAATACTTCTTGCTCTTACTAAATATTCAAATCTTCTTGTGCCAAGCAAATCATTTGGGGTAACTTCATATCTGATACAAATTTTATTAACAACAGCATCAAAAGTATTACGACCCACAGATTTTCTTTCAATAGGTATTTTATTTTTTTTATCTTCTTCTATCTTTTCTTGTTTCATTTTTAATTTAAATAATTGACCCTCTATCTTTGCTCTGTTTTGTTGTAATGCCATACGATAACCATTTTTAAATCCGGTTTGATATAACATGAGTTCTCTCCCTGTTAGTTCTTGATACATAGGAGCTTTCATTGCTTGTTTTAATTGTGTGATTGTTTTCATTTGCGTAGTATACCCTTCTGTTGTTTGCACAACCGTTTGTTGTTTTACTTGTTATGTCTTTAATGAGACTATTAAGCTCTCATTAATTGCTCTTGTGTGTCTACTACTTTTCTGCCAAGCCTAATACTATCTCTATGATATTTTTCGGCTTTCAGTTGAGCTTCAAGATACTTCTGGTGTTTTTTCTCCTGAAGGTCTCTTAACCTCTGTAGACGCATCCTGATTTTCATCAGCATCCTCCTTCACTTTTGTAAAGTTCCATTTTATATCTGTTACCTTTACTTCTACTAACTTTCCCTCATTTGAGGGGTCGGCAGCTTTCTCTACGGAATCAAATCTTTCTACATATTGAAAACTTGCACTTCCGTCTTTTGTTCTTATAACCTTTTTGGCAGATTTGTCAATCATTGTAATCTCTTTCCAGTATAAATTGTAGATTTTGTATAGCTTTTAGTATATCCTCTTTGCCGTTTTTAAATGAATGTCTTGAAACATATTTAATTACACAACCCTCAGCAAACTGCATACGATTCGCTTGTATATATTCAATAGGTTGGATTTTAAAATTATCTTTATAATGTGATCCACCAATTTGATTCTTAATACTTTTCATAATTTCAAGGGGTCTCTGTGGGGAGGAAAACAACTAATGAAAAAGTCAAGGGTAATGACTAAAACTCCCCACAAAGATGTCAAAATTATTTAAAATCCTGACTGTTTATTACTACCATAAGCAACATTTTTAGCAAATGTCTTTTGTGGTGTAAAAGATTGCTGTCCACCACTACTTGTGGCAGAACTTGGAGTATTTGGTGATAACTTAATAGTTATACCGCCAGTAGGATTACCATTATCATCTTTAGTATTCCAACCTGCTTGATTATACCAAGCACTTCCAACCTTCACTCCGATTGTCCAGTTCTTTCCTTTCGCTTGTGCTTCTACGTTAGGAGGAGCTACCCAATCAGGGTGCTTATCTTCTGTTTTTTTTGTATTGGGTATTACATTTACCCATATAGCTTCATTGCTCATTTTTTCCTTTTGTTATCTGCAACTTTATTGTTGCACGTTATTTAATTCCAACTCTTTAGCATCAGCAACTTTCTTTAATTGCGTATATGCTTTAGAATTGTTTTTCATAAGATATTGGATTTCAGCTTTATACTTATCTGCTAAACTATAAAACTGCTTAGAGTTTTTAGCTAAACGGATATATCCTTTTATCTCTTCGGCATCCACATTATCATCAAGATAAACTGGACTTGTTTCTTCTTTTACAGAAGAAATTTTATTAAACGATTTGGCTTGATAACCATCTTCATCTTTTATACCTGTCTTTAAGTTTAATAGATTTAAGAAAGCATACTTTCTTGAATAAGACATGGCATTACCTGTACCAAACTTATCCATTGCTCCCATTGCTGAACATCCATCAACTATGATAAAGCTCTTAGGATCATCAATGTCATGTACCTTCATGGTACATATCACCATAACTGCATCTCTCGCATCCATAACTTCGGTGAGATAATTGCAAGTTACATACAAACCATTATCGAGTAAGGCTTGTGTCGCCACTTCTTGAACCGCATCATGTAATAAAGGATTAAAGTGCATCCCTTTTACTTTATCGGCTTTCTTTACACCACCTGCTGTTAAACAAGCTGAGTGTAATTTTTGATATATGTTTTTCTTCATATTTTCCTTTTGTTGTTATTATTAGAAGGGTAATAGACCCCAAACTTTTTGTGCATAAATAAAAGTGTATGTTGCAACAACTTTTGTTTTATATACTAGCCAAGACATAGTTCCTTTCTGTTAGTTGTTATTTTTAATTCCCCAAAGTTTACTAATTAATTGTGTCTGTTCTGTGGCTAAATCTTTATAATAAAAATAATGATTCATATCCGGTGGTTCGCACATTAATGCTAGTTCAGATAGATTGCCTTTACAGAACATAATCATTCGTTCCCACAATAAAATCTTTTCAACCATTTTATAGTATAGAAACTCTAAGTGTTCTTTACGCATTAACTCATGCTTATCATCAAATATAATATGCTCTTTATCATTCGTATAAATTAAGAATGGTTTCTTTTTAGAACACATATAATAAAACGCAGTTTGAGTTAAATTTTCTATCGTAGGTTCAGTTGGTAGTGCTTGACTACTCATTGAATATTCTTCTTTAAACTTTACTTTTCTTAAATTAGGTGGCTTCGTTTTTAATTCAATCATCACATCGTCAGTTTCATAATCTATCTTACCTAGAATATCTTTAATCATAGTCATTTCTTTTTTTCTCACATGACGTTCACATTCTAATTTACTTTTACCTATAATATCTTGAACAACCTTTTTTGTAACTCCAATACAATCATGAGCAAAGTCTATCATCTGTTCTCTGCCATAAGCATCTTTGTCATCTACAGGGTCTTTTTTATTAATTATTGAAAGCTCTGTTTCAAATGAAACTTTATAATCCTTATCCCATTCTGTAAGAGCTTGTTTCTCTTTCTTCCAAATCGTATCGCCAATTAATCTTTGGACAGTATTGTTTACTAAATTACCAAAGTTAGCTTTATATCTAAAAGGGAAAGTTCTTCTTACGTTTTGTGGAAAGGTATAATTAATTATATTTTTAGCAAAAGGTGTAGAGGTAGATGAGTAAGACCAATGTTCTAATCCTTTACCACCATTAAATATAGAAAATGCTTTTATTATATCTTTTCTTTGCATAGTTGTTTCAAGGTGTTTATATAGAGGGTTTTCCACTATGTCTATATAAATATTGACTTGTGGATAAATATACCTTATTGGTTATATTTTAACAAATCAAAAAGGAAACAACAAATGACACTAAAAGAATGGATGAAGAAGAATCAGTTAAGTTGTAGTGAGACCGCCAAGAAAGTTGGCATTCATAATATTAACCCCAGCACAAATATTTATAGGTACAAGGAAGGACAAAGGATTCCTAGAAAGTCAGAGATGAAGAAAATATATTTAGGCACAAATAAAGAAGTTCAACCTAATGATTTTTATGACTTCATCTAAAACTAAATTTAAATATAAACAGGTTAAGATTACTTGGTGGGATATTTGCTCTTCAACAGAAAGTTGGATTGATGAAGCCGATATACTTAACCATGATGTATCTGTTTGTGAAGATGTGGGTTATATTTATAAAAAAACTAAAGATAAACTATGGTTATTTACTTCATACGCAGAAGATGAAGAAGGTTTAGAGGTAGGTGGATTAACTTGCTTTCCAATAAAGGTTATAAAAAAAATAGAGGTACTTAAATGACAGATACAGATATGTTTGTAGATTATCAAGGCAAGATTAAACTATTAAAAAAGAAATTAAGAATGTCTAAGAATATTTCAAATGATTTAGAGGTTATTATTGAATCTCAAAAGAAAGAGATAGATACCTTAAAGCAGATCATTTCAATACAGGAATTACAAATGGACACTCCACCTAAAACTAGAACAAATAAGGTTATTCAATTAAAATCTATATTACAAAAATGTAGAGATCGAGGAAAGTACGACTTAGCTTTAAAGTTGATTAATAAATACCAAATTAATAAAGAAACATTAACAGAAAGGTATTACGATTAATGAGATTATTTGTATATATCTTCGCACTACTATCATTGACTAGCTGTGCTGATGTTATGTTATTAGGTAGTAGTTATGGTGTTGTAGGGTCATCTAATACCTATATTAAAGCCTATAATACTATGGATGTTGTATCTCTTGCAACGACTAAAAAGGATATTAAACAACACGCATATAATAAGATTAAAAAGAAAAAAGAAAAGCAATCTGTTGCTACTTTAAATCAATTAAAGGTTATTACTCAACAGCTTATAAAATTAACTGAACTACACCAAGAGGTTAATCTAAAATTAGATCACTTAT